ATGGCGAGAAAAACACACCCATTAACCACAGTGCAGATCAAAGCAGCCAGACCAGCGCAAAAGGAGTACACCCTGCAGGACGGCGGAGGGCTTTTTCTCCTGGTCAAACCGTCTGGATCAAAACTCTGGAGATTTTCCTACTACCGACCATCGGACAAAAAAAGAATATTGCTGAGTTTTGGATCGCTTGAAGATGTTTCCCTGGCTGATGCCAGAAAACGCCGTAGCGAGTACAGGACGTTAATCAGTGCCGGAACTGACCCGCAGGACCACGAGAGGCAAAAAAGAGAGACAGAGGCCCGAAGACAAGGGAACACGTTCGAAAATGTGGCGGCGGCATGGTACCAGGTGAAAATCAGCCAGAATCTGGCCCCCAACACGATTAAAGACATCTGGCGTTCGCTGGATAAATATGTATTCCCGNGGCGTTTATCCGTGGGTGTGACGAACTGAAACGGCGCACAGGGGCAACGGTGCTGGTGGTTCACCATTCCGGCAAGGATGAAACAAAGGGGGCGCGTGGTTCCAGTGCATTTCGTGCATCACTGGACGCCGAATACCGGATACGCAGGGAGGACGCAGGCAGCGAAGCGCTGGTTATCTCATGTACCAAAATGAAGGACGCGGAGGAACTCAAAGAAGCAGCATATGACTTACGCGTGGTGGAGCTTTTTACCGACGCTGACGGGGAGTTAATCACGTCGCTGGTGGTGGTGGATAAGCCGCGCCCTCCCGTTGAACTGGAGCGCATCGAGGAGGCAGGGAACAAGACGGAGAATCACGCCGCGCTATGGCAGTGCATCAGAACACGAACAGCACACGGGGAGGCGTGCACTATCGCCCTTCTCCGCGACGATATGAAAAAGCTGGGGTATGAGATGAAGCACTTCCGGCGCTGGCTGTACAAGCTGGAAAATGATGGCGTAATCGTTATTGACGGTGATGACGTGCGCCCGCTGTAAAAAGTGGGGAGTAAAAGTGGGGGGAGTGGGGAATTTAACAAAATTGAAACATAATTACCCACTTTCCCACCTGTATATACCCAAAAAAGTGGGGAGTAAAAAACATATTGAAAAACATAACGTTAGAATCACAAAAAAAAGAGGTGGGGAGACGGTGGGTAATTTCAAAAAGTGGGGAGCAAAAGTGGGGAGTAGTGGGGAATGAACAGAAAAACCAGAGATAAGACAGCGCCAAAATATAAAGCGTTAGACATGACAGAGCTTTCCTTAAAGGTGGCAATCAGAACGATAGACCGCCACGCGGGGGAAGGATACGCGAAGGAGCATCCCGAACTGATAAGCGCATTCATGACCACAGCGGCGGCAAACTTTGCCACGCTGACAGAACGGGAGATTGCCGAAGCGGAACAGGTAACAACCATCAACGTTAAAAGCGCTGGAGAATAACCGAAGAAGTGAGCACATAGCCGGAGCAATCCGGCTTTTTTTCGATCTCATATATCTTCAAAGATGGTTAATTAATGATAATCTATCGAAAATACTGGTTATGCAATGATAAGTATCAGGAGAAAACAAAGTGGAAGAGATAAAGCAAAGCGCTACCGTGATGATTGATCATGAAATCCTTAACGAGCTTAAAAAGTTGCAGTTCGATATTGTGCGCCGGATGAATGAATCAGGTATCTACGGCAGGGCGGCAACACCAACAATAGGGCATCTTGCGCGCGTACTGTTACGCGAACGCCTGGGCATTGCAACAAGTGAGGCGTAAACAATGGCTATCACAGAACGCGAGGCAAGCATCATTAAAGCCATTGGCGAGGAAACAAGAGACACCATAGCGCCATTGATGGAAAAGATCGCAGAGCTTGAGACACGAATAAACAAGCTGAGTGATGAAGTTGAAGGCCTGATCTCGTTACTCGGTGAGCAATGACAGGGGGGGAGTGTTCCGGCCGGAAAGTCGATCGCCCTGGACACCGCCCCCCGTCTCATTCGTAGAAAATTTTGCTTTTCAAAAAAGTTACACGAAAAGTTACACCCCCTCAAAACGAGGTTTTTGCATGGCATTAACGACCAAAAAAAAGCGGTTTGCTGATGCGTTATCAAGGGGCGCAAATCCCACGGAAGCCGCTATACATGCGGGATACAGCGAAAAGACCGCAAGGGTTAAAGGCTGGCAGCTATCCAATGATCCTGAGGTGAAAAAGTATCTTAAGGCTGTAACTTCTGATGTAACTTTTCAGGTTACAAAACCGAAAAAAGTTACAAAGAAAGTTACCGAAAAAGTTACACCGGAACGGGCATCAATTAACACCATTGAGATGATGGATAACGGCCTACCCGACCCCATCAAAGCAATGGGCAGGATACTGATTGACAACATGGACACAGATCCAAAACTGGCTTTAGATGCCGCGTTTAAGCTGGCCCAGTTCACCCACCGCAAGATCAGCAGCATTGGTAAAAAAGAGGTAAAAAAACTCAATGCTACCAATGTTTCATCAAACCGCTTTCCCATCCCTAAGCCACCAACAGCCCTAAAACACTGAGGTAGCGAACTATGAGCGAATACATAACAGACCCGATCGAGGTACTAACGGAAATCATGAACGACAAGCAGCAGCCGACCGAAATACGGTTACAGGCCGCCGCTATTCTGATGCCATATTTTCACGAAACACTAACACCGTGCTTCCAGGAGGAGGAAGATGATGATCTGTAAAAACATGAAAGGCGTGTCAGCAGTTCGCGCCGCCAGCGTGCTGGCATCGTGTAAATTTAGCCATGCTGACGCTATAGAGATGACGAAAAGAAATGATCCGGCTGTCTCGTTATTCCTTGAAAAATCCGTAGTAGCAGGAATGAACACGGATAACCTTCCGTCGCTGGTGGCTGAGCCGATAGCAAGAGAGCTGGGCGGGTATATTTTTTCGCAGTCTGTACCTGGCAAGTTAATCAGTAGTGCGCTTAATCTTCCCTTTGGCGCAAAATTGCAATCAATATCAGGCAAGGGGAGTAAATGGCTTAAAGAGGCCGAAGAAATCCCAGTAAAAGGGGGAGAAGTAAGCGAAAGCTCGCTAAAACTGTACAAACTCGGCGCTATTGTGATGCTGAATAACGAGCTAATCAAATTTAGCACCCCTGGTACCAATTCAGCGATCAGAGACTTGATCACATCGGAATCGGTGAAAGAAATAGATAAAAAATTTCTTTCCAGTGACCAGGAGTTGGCGGGCGTATCCCCTGAGGGCGTGCTTAATGGTGCTGATGAGGCCGAAAACTTCATAGAGCTTTTCAAAAAGCACATAGCGAACGGTAACACGCTTGCCACGTCGTCGCTAATCTTGCCCGTAGAAAACGCCTTACAGCTTACTAATGCTGAGTTCTGGCAGATAGAGCTTTTGAGAATACCGGTAATTGTGAGCGAACAGGCGGATCGCATGATGCTGATAGACGCTCAAAAGCTGATTATTAACGTTGAAGCCACGGTTATAACTCCAACTGATGAGGCGGTAATAAAAACCGAATCAGGAGCGGTTAGCCTTTTCCAGAATGGCGCAACAGCATTCAGAGCAATCACCTATTGCGGATGGCAAAAACTCGACAATGCCGTCACCGCTCTGGCTAAAAACTGATTTAACGGCATCAATCCCGATATGGTGATCCCCATATCGGGACAATTACGAAATTTTCGCAGTTTAATAGCTGACCAGGTGGATAAATGACAGAAGCCGAAATACTGGGATTAATCCGCCGCGTTGAACTGTATAGGGAGAAAGAAAAAATTACATACCACTGGAAGAAGCCGGAGCGGTTACGGTGTTAACGAGTAGTGACATACCGTGACGGAGAGTGACAACCAGTGACACGGCGTGACAAAAAACGGCATTTAAACCAGAGTAAGGGGGCATTTAATGACCCACCAACATGATTAAAGGTTAACCGGAAAAAAATTCCGGTGGAATTATTGAAGCCCCCAGGGCAACAACCGTTTGAATTGTTCATTTTTACAGCAAATATTTTTAGTTATACGTTTGGTTATACGGCTTAAAAGTTGAATCAAGAATATTTATTAAAATCACTCAGTTACACGCCAAATTAAAATACTCTCGTGCCGACCAAATCGCCCACCGGATATCACCGGAAAGCACCGGATAAGACAGGGATAACCCGCTAATCACTTGATTGGCGGGTTTTTTTATGTTTTTTAGTCACCGAACATCACCGGATTTATAAGCTATCAGCCGGATTTTTTAGTTATACGTTTAGTTATACGGGCTGGCGTATAACTAAAGCCGTATAACTAAAACCCTGTTTTTTCGTGTGGAATCATAGACATATGGCGAGAAAAACACACCCATTAACCACAGTGCAGATCAAAGCAGCCAGACCAGCGCAAAAGGAGTACACCCTGCAGGACGGCGGAGGGCTTTTTCTCCTGGTCAAACCGTCTGGATCAAAACTCTGGAGATTTTCCTACTACCGACCATCGGACAAAAAAAGAATATTGCTGAGTTTTGGATCGCTTGAAGATGTTTCCCTGGCTGATGCCAGAAAACGCCGTAGCGAGTACAGGACGTTAATCAGTGCCGGAACTGACCCGCAGGACCACGAGAGGCAAAAAAGAGAGACAGAGGCCCGAAGACAAGGGAACACGTTCGAAAATGTGGCGGCGGCATGGTACCAGGTGAAAATCAGCCAGAATCTGGCCCCCAACACGATTAAAGACATCTGGCGTTCGCTGGATAAATATGTATTCCCGTTCATCGGCAACACGCCAATAGATACCCTCACCGCCCGAAGGTTCGTTGAAGTGCTTACCCCCATCAAGGAGCGCGGCAACCTGGAAACACTCAAGCGGGTTTTACAGCGCGTTAATGAGGTAATGGATTACGCCGCCAACAGTGGGCTGATTGATGCCAATCCGGCTATGAATGTGCGTAAGGCGTTTCCCTCACCTGTAAAAAAACATATGCCAACAATCCGCCCCGAACAGCTGCCCGAGCTTATGCAGGCTTTATCAGTATCGGCAACAGAACGGCAGACCAGATTACTGATTGAATGGCAGTTACTGACCGTAACCCGTCCCGCCGAAGCGTCATCAACGCGGTGGGATGAAATCAACCTGGACGCGAAGCAATGGACGATACCTGCCGGACGCATGAAGATGCGCAGGGATCACGTTATCCCGCTTTCCGGTCAGGCTATGGCGGTGCTGGAGGCCATGAAACCAATCAGCCACCACCGCAATTACGTTTTCCCAAGTCTGAAAGACCCACAGCAGCCGATGAACAGCCAGACAGCTAACGCAGCATTGCGGCGTATGGGATTCGCTGGCGTGCTGGTGTCTCATGGATTACGCGCCATATTCAGCACAGCAGCGAACGAGGAAGGATTCGAGCCGGACGTAATAGAGGCGGCACTTGCCCACGTCGACACCAACGAAGTTAGACGGGCATACAACCGGAGCAACTACATAGAAAAACGCATCGTGCTGATGCGCTGGTGGGGCGAATTTGTCGAGGCTGCGGCGACGGGCGTAACCCTCGCCAGTGGTAAAAGGGGTATCCGAGCCGTGTAGCTGTACAGAAAACCAGTAAAAACTACGAAAACCATGTAAAACCGTCGTATAATTGCATCAAATTTAACGACAAGGCCGTGAAACATGAAACCGTTAAGATGCAAAAAAATATCAGATGCAATTGCGACGGGCTGCAACTGGCCCTGATGGTTCAGCATGAATTTTGGTCAACCTACGATCCGGAGGACAGAACGACGGCCCCATCAAAAAAACAGGTAGTAGATTTTCTGGTATCCCGTGGCGCTTCCAGAAATCTGGCGGTAAGTATTGATAAGGTCGTACGTCCGGCATCTATGAAGATCGGAGGCAGGCCCAAAAAATGGCGGTAACAATCCTGGAAGCGGCAGAAATGCCGCTTTTTTTATAATTCCATTTCAAATCATCAATATAAAAAACGGTGTATACCGTTTAAAAACGGTGGGAACTGTTTTTACCCATATCCGATGATTTACCGTATTTGTCACCGGAATACACCGGATTCACAAGGTAAATCACGATGGAAGCAATCAGAAAAATTATCTTTCGCCAGGAAGTAAAAAAAATTATCCACATCAAGGCAGACAGCACGCTGCAAAGCATGATCAACGCCGGAGAATTTCCGCAGGGTTTTCGCGTTGGTTTACGCCGTCGCGGATGGTATGAGGATGATGTGTTGTCCTGGCAGAAAGAACGCGAAGAGGAAGCACGCGGAACGGCTGCTTAACGGGTATCACAGATATGACAAACACGAAAAAAGCGGCCCCGATATGGAGCCGCCTTTCTGAACAATTAACCCGCTGCGCCTTATGTGTATGTGATCCCAAACATAAGCACGGGGATGATAGCCGCTATCAGGCTGGTGGGCAATGCAATCAGTCTGGTTCAGTTCGTTGCCATACCTGCAATGAGCGCTTTTCCCTGTACTCTTTAAGGAATTGCTCAAGGGCAAAAGCACATGGCGCGAATCTTTCTGATTCATGCTCTATCTTTCTGCGCCGTCTTTTCCGTGCCGGTGATAATGTTTTGGTCAATTCTTTATCGGTCATTGTGTTGTCCTGCATAGCAATGCGCCGTAATACCTCACACCACGGCGCTGATAGTTTTTATCCTTTGGGTTCTATGCCGCGTTGCTGTAATTCTTTGCGGAGAACGCGTTTAATCCAAGTGGCTAAAGATGTGTCGCCATCGGCCTTAGCTGCTTCTTCTAGCTGCGCTCTGAAGTCTTCCGGTAATCGCATTTGGTATGGAGGCGAACGTTTTTCTAATGGTGTTGACATGGTAATTACCCTTCATTACTATACCTACATGGTAATTACCATTGTACTTGCCATTACACAAAAATCAACGCCCCGCAGTGCTGGGAACACATACGGGGCGTCTAACCAACAACGTAAACTAGGAGCCGTTATGGTTGCCGTAAATCATATACCACACCTTGTACACACACAAACGGCCTTTGTGTGGCGTTTTCTGGCCCTGAATATCGGAGAAAAAAACCAGTTGATCGCCAGTGTCGAAAATAGCTATGATTCCCGCGCACCTCATAAAACGGGTGCCGGGATTGGCGTCCTGGGCAAAACTGAAGCGCATAACACGCGCCCCGCGTGTTTTTTTGTGCCGCATAGTCACACCTTATCAATGGTGGGCTGTACGGGGGCGGAGCAATCCGCGCCGGTTTCTTCAGTGTCCGGTTACGCCAACCCTGTACAGTCCGCCACCAGCGAAATTGGCGTTTCCGGTGGCGGTTATCTTAACCACACTGAGGAGGCTGCCAACATGGCTACTATCCCTACCCTTGTACATTCTCAAACCGCCTTTCTCTGGCGCTTTATCATCTTTGGCGCGTCAGAACATCAAATCATCCACGTAACCGCCTGGACGGAACGCGAAGCACGTAGCCGTTGCCCGTCCGGTTGTGTTGCTGTATTCGCCGCCCGTATTCGTCAGGAGGTGTGCCATGTGCAATAAAACCACACCGGACGCAGCAGCCGCCGCGCTCACTACGCTGATGCATGCGCTTATTGATATTGAATGCACAGCAGGGCTTGCACAAAAGGAAGAACGGGAAGAATACACATTGTTCGCCCTGGAATGTATCCGATACACCGCCACGCGGTCGCTGAATGACGCTAAAAATATTCTTGTTGCTGATTGTGAAAATGGGGAGGGGGGGTTATGCGTGATGATCGTTTTAATTCCCTGAAACAAGAATTTTCCGGCGTTCCTGATGATGCGGCTGATGCGCTTTCGTCAATATCTGAAATTATGCGGGTGGCTTTTTTCTNAGCTTTTGAGAATACCGGTAATTGTGAGCGAACAGGCGGATCGCATGATGCTGATAGACGCTCAAAAGCTGATTATTAACGTTGAAGCCACGGTTATAACTCCAACTGATGAGGCGGTAATAAAAACCGAATCAGGAGCGGTTAGCCTTTTCCAGAATGGCGCAACAGCATTCAGAGCAATCACCTATTGCGGATGGCAAAAACTCGACAATGCCGTCACCGCTCTGGCTAAAAACTGA